GAAAAAGCAGAAGAAGTTATGGATGATAAATCAAATAATACCAAAGGGGGTAAAAAATGATTGCAGATATAATAATGTGGGTAACAGCTATAGTAACTATCTCTAGTTTAATAGCAGCAAGCACACCAACGCCAAAAGACGATGTTTGGATTGGTAAACTATATAAAGTTATAGACATGCTTGCTTTAAATGTTATGAAAGCCAAAGATAAGTAATGTACGAATACAAGTGTAATATTACGAGAGTTGTAGATGGTGATACGGTAGATGCAGAAATTGACTGCGGCTTCGACATTGTTTTCAAGTCTCGTATACGCTTGTACGGCATCGACACCCCGGAGAGCAGAACTAGAGATTTAGATGAAAAAGCTAGAGGCAAGATGGCTTCTAAGTTTTTAAAAGACCATATACAAGGCGCAAAGCTAGTAAAGGTCAAAACCAAGCTTGATAAAAAAGGCAAGTTTGGCAGAGTTTTAGGTAGCATCATAGCCGATGATGTGGACCTAAATGAAGCTATGATACAACAGTATTTAGCTGTAGCTTACTTTGGTCAAAGCAAGGACGACATAGAGGCAGAGCATTTAGTCAACAGAGATAAGTTAATAGAATTAGGTGAATTTAAACCAGTAGAATAATGGACGGTGTAGTTCAATTAATTAATGAAGTTGGTTTTCCAATAGCAGCAGCTATAGGGTTAGGTCTATTTATTTGGAAGCTTATCAATAAAATCATTGATGGCATGGAAACTAAAGTAGATGTTTTGGATGAAAAAGTATCTGCACAAATATCAGAAATAGAATCAAGACTTGGAGCAAAACTAGACTCACAACACGGTATATTGGTAGCTCTTATAGATAGAGTGCGTTCTGTAGACAATGAGATTATTAGACAAGATACGCTTTTGAAGACTATACTTGGTGTACCACAATTGATGCACACCGATAGGTTAGCAAAGGCGGATAGAGATGACCAAAGAAAAGATTAAAAGAAAAGTAGGTAGACCAAGCAACGCTGAACTCAAGCGTAGAAAAGAAGAAGCTGAAAAAGATAAACTTATATGGCTTGTTATGGCTATAGGAGTTGCTTTAATCATAGGCATATTTACGCAAAACTTGCGAGCAGACCAAATGGTTCATAAGTTTAAATCACCTAGTTTTAGTGGTATAGGCACAAGCTCTCATTGGCTTACGATTGAAAACCAAGAGTTCTCAAGAAAATTAACCATTAAAGAAGAAATCCGCGCCATACAAGAAGAAATAGAAAGAGAAAAAGAAAACTCAACGCTTGCTCGTTTTATGAGAAACCTAGAATCACGAGTGTATGCCGAGCTTTCAAGACAGCTTGTAAACAACCTATTTGGCGAAACACCATCAAGCTCGGGTACAATAACCTTAGAAGGAAACACCATAGAATACACAAGCGATGGTGTTACATTAACACTTAAAATAACAGAAGCAGATGGCACAGTTACAGAAATTACAATTCCTATCGGTACTTTTACTTTCTAGTTGTTCAATCTTTGACCAATTTGACGATACTTATGAGCAAAGATTTAAAGCAAAAGATGTTGTAAAAATATCAGAACTGCAATCTGCAGAGTTACTCAATGTACAAAAGCCACAAGTAAAACCAGTAGTTGCTGTTTATCCATCATCCTTTACAGACCAAACAGGACAAAGAAAAAGTAACAGTGAGTTTGCTTTATTTAGTACAGCTATAACACAACAGCCAAGTTCTTTATTAATTAGAGCATTAAAACATGCAGCAGACGGTGATTTTTTTGTAGTAGTAGAAAGAGTTGGTTTAGATAATTTGACCAAAGAGAGACAGCTCATTCGTTCTGCAAGAGAACAATCTGCATCAGAAGAAGATAAAAAGAAAGCGTTGCGACCATTATTATTTGCAGGCGTTCTTATAGAAGGTGCTGTTATTTCTTATGAAACCAATCTAACTAGCGGAGGTGCAGGCGCACGTTGGTTAGGCGTTAGTTCCTCTGTTATGTATAGAGAAGACAGTGTTACCTTGTCTTTAAGAATGGTATCAGTAGCAACTGGCGAGATATTAATAGAAGTTTTGACAGAAAAAACTATATTTTCTTACGGAAAATCAGACGATATTTTTAGGTTTATAGAGGCTAATACCGAGCTAGTAGAGATAGAAATGGGTAACGCTAGAAACGAGTCAGGAACTATTGCATTGATGCGAGCCATTGAAACTGCAGTGTTAGAGTTAATACAAATTGGTTATAACAAATCATACTGGGTTTTACAACCTAAAAATGAAGGAGTAGAATAATAGAATGAAAAATAAATTAATAAGCATAATAGCTATTTTTTCCTTAGGTGTCTTTGCAGCAGATAACGAAATATTTGTAGACCAATCAGGTACTGGCGCAAATATAGACTTAGAGCAGTTAGGAATATCTAACATTATTGGCGGGTTAAATTCCACAGCAGGTAGTGTTAATGCACTAGACCTAGACGGAAACACCATGACGCTTGATATTAATATGATTGGTGCAACTAATAAGTTTCTCGGAGACATCTTTGCAGATAACTTTACAGGTTTATACAACTTTACTGGCGGCACTAATACATTCACTATTCAAGTAGACCCTACAGATACATATAGCTCAGACGGTACTGACCAAAATGTAGCTGTTACTGGTAGTGGTAATACATTTACTTTAAATCAAGGTACAACTGCAATAGCAGCATCTTTAAATTTAGATTGGATTGTTCAAGGTTCTAACAATACTATTACTTCAAACATTAACATTGACGGAGCCACAAACTACGTTGATATAGATGGGTCGGATAATACATTAACCTATACAGGTACAGGTGCTAACGCTTCGGCAGGTGGATATTTTTATTTAGACCATACAGGTGGTTCAAGAACTTTTAATATTCAACAACTGAGTACCCAAGATAATGACTGGCTTAAAATTATATCAAATGGCGGTAACGCTAGTTCTACTGTTTGCGTTATCCAAAACGACCAAGGTACAAGCACAGGCTGTTGAAGGTATAGGTGATATATCTGAACTAAATGGTTCGGCACAAATAGTAAGAGACAAGCCACTAGATGCTACTTTAAAATTTGCTATACAAAGCAATGATGAAGCTATTACAACTAATGGCAGAATGTCTATTACTTTTTTGGATGATAGTAAAGTAAGCTTGACAGAACACTCGCAATTGTTAATTGACGAATACATCTACGACCCGGACCCATCCAAATCTAAAATGGCTTTAACCTTTGGTTTGGGTACAGCAAGATTTATTACCGGCAACTTAAATCGTATAGACAAGCAAAACATTATTCTTAAAACACCTACAGCCAATATAGCAATAAGAGGTACCGATTTTACAGCCACAGTAGATGAGCTAGGTAGGTCATTAATTATACTTTTACCTGACGCACTTGGATTATCAAGCGGAGAGATAGAGGTAGTCACTGCCATGGGAAGTGTCATACTCAACAAACCTTACGAAGCAACAACAGTTAGTGTGTTTGAGTCAACACCATCCAAACCTGTGATATTGGATTTAACGCTTGATGTTATAGATAACATGCTTATTGTCACCCCTCCCAAAGAAGAGATAGTCATACAAGAAGAAACCACAACAAAAAAAGGTGACAGCGTGCTAGATTTTAATGATTTAGATATAGACTATCTTGCTGAGGACTTTCTTTCTGACGATAGCCTTGAATACAATGAGCTTTCAATCAATTATCTTGATGTTAATTACTTAGAAGATTTATTAAATGTTTTAGATGCACTGGCTATAGCAGAAGATGAAGATGCCTTAGCTCAAGCAACTAGCACTCAAATAACAGGAACACTTTTAGGCAGAGACCCTGAAACACAAATTACCACTTTAATAACAGGTAATCTTGTAAGCCTTAGAAGACAGGTTAATGAAAGCGTCCGGGTGGATTTAGATGGCAGCAATTCTTACACAGTCATCTTTATACAAGATGGTATTTCTAATGTAGTTAAAGTAAACGGAGGCGGTGATTCGGTCATAACAATTACTCAGTCAGATTAATTAAGTGTAGATAAGTGTTGACTTCTGTTGCAACCTATGTATAATGGTAAGTATATTAAATAAAAAGGAGTTAATTAATATGAGTATAAGAATAGAAAGAACTGGTGGCTTTGAACTTCAAGATTCTAAATGCCCTAAGTGTCAAGCTCCCACGCTTGACCAAACTTCCAATCGTGAGGATTGTGTGAACTGTGGCTACTGGCTTGTCTACGCTACTGGCGAAGGTTGGGGTGGCTATCGTGAAGAAAGAGTTGAAGAGGAGGTGGCATAATGAGCAAACCTACATTACAAAAAGTGTATGAGAAGATGACTTTAATCCAACAGAATCCAAAAGACCTTTGCTTGGTCTGTGTTTGGGATGACGGTAAGCCTGCAATAGCACTGGGTCTCAAAAATGGTGAAACGATGACACCATTAGCAATAATGCTAGACCAACAAAGGTGCGATAACCTTGAACCTGACTGGAACAATTATGAAGAGATTGAATCAGTAATTGCAAAAGCACAAAAGGCGGAGGACAGGACGACAAAGGAGCAGTTTGACAAACATCATGCTACCATTGATAAAATTTTTGAAGATTCAAGTTATTAATGAAAAAACTAATCGTTCCAATATTGATAACACTAGCCTTACCGCTAGTGTTTCAATCTACCCCAACAGAAATACTCAAACTAAAAACATTTGACGCACTGGTTAAAGAACAACAGCCAAGTGGCAATTTTGTAATTCTAAACATATCAGAATCTGATGTCAGAGAAAGAGGAGGTTTTCCGTTTCCTAGAAGAGACTTAGCACAGATACAAGTTGATTTAATTAACGAGGGAGCCATTGGAGTGGGTTGGTCAATTAGCTTTTCAGAGGCAGATAGATTTGGTGGTGATGATGTATTTGCACAATCTCTTTCTTTTGCACCAAGCGTCTTAGCAATGTTTGAAACACCAAATGGTCAATACCCAAAAACAGTTGGCACGGTCATAAAAGGTAATGAGGTTGGCGGCATACCAACTCAAGGCATTGTAGAAAATATAGATGTGCTAAAAGAACAAAGCTATCAAGGTATAGCAACGGCACCAGTAGATATAGATAACCTAGTCAGAAGAATACCTTTGTTAATGAAAACACCTGATGGATGGTCGCCCAGTTTTGGCACAGAAATATTAAAAGCATTAACAGAAACAAGGTCCTACATTATCACTACAAATGATAATGGTATTCAAGAAATTGCAGTCAGACATTTACCGCCAATCAAAACAGACAGCCTAGGTCGTAAATGGATTAGTTGGGTAGACACGCCACAAACCACATTAAAAGAAATGAATGTTGCAGGAAAGTTTGTAATCATCGGAGTCACAGCCAATGGAATCATGCCACAAATCGCAACCCCGGTTGGATTATTAGAACCGCATAAAGTACAAGCTGCATTAGCTGAGTCAATTTTGTTAGAAAACTCACCAATAATACCTGATTGGTCTCTAGCAGCCGAAATCTTTATTTTTGGAATAATTGTCTCTTTGACATGGCTTCTAATCAATTATCTTGGCATGACCCTAGGCATTGCATTGGCAACCTTAACAATGTTGTGTACAGCCTTAGGTGGCTACTGGTTAATACAGACAGGAATTTTACTAGATGTAACGTGGACTTTAGTCTCACAATTTATAACTGGTGCCTTAGGCTTTTATTTACGCTTTAGAGAGCAGTTTAAATTGCGTCTACAGATAAAAAAACAGTTTGAACATTACCTTGACCCAAGACAAGTCAAACAATTACAAAAAAATCCTGACCTACTAAAACTAGGTGGTGAAAAAAGAAGATGCACTTTTATTTTTACAGACTTAAGAGGATTTACTGCATTAAGTGAATCGGTAGAACCTGAACAGGTTACATATATTATGAACAAAGTTTTAACAGCACAAGTAGATGCAGTACAAAAACATGGTGGCTTAGTAGACAAATTTATTGGTGATGCCGGGATGTATATATTTTCAGCACCCCTTGATGTTTTGCATCATGAAAGAATAGCTTTTGAATGTGCATTAGATATAATAAAAAATACCGAAGCTGTTAATAAAGAATTAATAGCAGAAGGTTTGCCTGCCATAGCAATAGGAATTGGTGTCAATACTGGTGAAGCTGTTGTGGGTAATATGGGTAGCAATACTAGGTTTGACTATTCTGCTATTGGCGATGCTGTTAATATTGCAGCGAGATTAGAGTCTGCAACCAAAGAAAGAGGCGTGGACATACTTATTGGCGAAGAAACAGAAAAGTTTTGTGGTTATAGATTAAAAGTGTTAGAATCTATCAAGGTTAAAGGTAAAGCAAAACCACTGAAAATATACACTGTAAAATGATTAAATTTATGGCAACAACAAAAGAAGCAATTACTAAAATAGAAGCACACGAAAGAGAGTGTACGATTAGATACGCAAACATAGAAAAAAGACTAGAAGACGGCTCAAAGCGTTTTGATAAGCTAGAAAATATGATATGGGCAGTTTATCCGTTTATTTTACTTTCTGTGGTTTTATCTAAGTTTGTATGAGCAAAGTTTTTATAGGTATTATTTTTGTTTTAACGTGCATAACCTATTATCTATTTAACCAAAATCAAACTCTTTCAGCTAATAACATTGCACTAGAAGGCGCTGTAGCTACACAAAAAGAAGCCATAGAAACACTACAAAATGATTTTGCCTTACAGACAGGTAGTTTATTAGAGCTACAAAGTCGTAACCAAAAAATACAACAAGAGATGTCAAGGTACCTTGACATATTTAAACGTCACAATTTAACAAAATTAGCAGCAGCTAAACCCGGTTTAATAGAGCCAAGAGTAAATAAAGGAACCAAAGATGTATTTGATAGCATTGAAGAAGATAGTCGCAACATTGACAGTCTTGATGATGGCTTGCAGTTGCAGTCTAATACCAACTAAACAGGTAGAGATTGTATCTAAGCCTATAGAAAGAACTATAGTGCAACCCATTATGCCTAGAGAGATAGATTTAAAAGACCCTTACTGGTATGTGGTTTCAAACGAAAATATTGATGAGTTTTTAGTAAGAATAGAAAAAGAAAGCGGTCAAGTTGTATTTTTTGCAATGTCTGTACCTGACTACGAGCTTATGGCTTACAACATGCAAGAATTAAAGAGGTATATTAATGAGCTTAAAGAAGTTGTTGTGTATTATAAAAAAGTTACAACACCACAAGAAGGAGATAACCAAAATGAAAATATCAAATGAAGGCATTAATTTAATAAAATTTTTTGAAGGCTGTCCTACAGATAAAGACGGCAATGTAGTTAGTTATAGATGCGCTGCTAATAAAGCCACTATAGGTTATGGCAGTCTTAAGCTTATTGACGGCAGTCCTGTAAAAGATGGCATGACAATAAGCAAACAAGATGCTGAGGATTTGCTTGCACACGAACTACATGAGTACGAAGGTTATATTAATGACATGGTTGAACCTGATTTAAGTCAAAACCAGTTTGATGCTTTGGTATCTTGGGTTTTTAACTTAGGTCCAAGCAATTTGCGCGCCTCTACACTTTTAAAAAAATTAAATGCAAAAGATTGGACAGATGTGCCAAACCAAATTAAAAGGTGGAATAAAGTTGCAGGTGTCCCTAATGAGGGATTAATCAAAAGAAGAAATGCTGAAGCTTTATTGTTTGAGGGCAAAGAATGGGTTACAGTTTAACTGACATGCTAGTTTGTGGATATTCACTGGATATCTCCTCTCTCTCCTCAACAGCGTGTCAGGAGAGTCAAGCGTCCTTTAAAACATTTTGGCTCTCCACCTAATGCTTAATTTAGAAAACATAAAATCCTTTGACGCGCTATCTCGTGATGAGCAAGTAGAAGCATTGACTCTTATAGACAAATGGAAAAACCTAAACGCAAGGGATAGATGTCGAGGTGATTTTTTAGAATTTGTAAAATTTCATTGGGAAGGTTTTATAATGGGAAGACATCATAAAGTTCTTGCTGAAAAACTAAATCGCATAGCACAAGGCAAATGCAAAAGACTTATGGTTATGCTGCCGCCAAGACATTCAAAATCAGAATTTGCCTCTACTTATTTTCCTGCATGGATGATGGGATTAAATCCAAGTTTAAAAATTATACAAGCAACTCATACAGCAGAACTGGCTGTAAGGTTTGGTAGAAGAGTTCGTAATATTATAGATACTGATGAATACCAAGCTATCTTTCCTGAAATAAACCTATCGGGTGATAATAAATCAGCAGGTCGTTGGACAACTGATGACGGCGGAGAAGCCTTCTATTCGGGAGTTGGTGGTGCTATTACAGGTCGTGGAGCTGATTTGTTAATTATTGATGACCCACATTCTGAACAAGATGCAATGTCACCAACAGCCATGGACGCTGCATGGGAATGGTATACATCAGGTCCAAGACAAAGATTGCAGCCGGGAGGCACCATTGTTCTTGTAATGACAAGATGGAGTACCAAGGATTTAGCGGGCAGATTATTAAAAAGACAATCAGAGACTCACGCAGACCAGTGGGAGGTTGTAGAATTTCCCGCAATAATGCCTGATACAGAAGAACCTTTATGGGGTGAGTTTTGGAAAAAAGAAGAGTTATTATCAGTTAAAGCATCACTTCCAGTTTCTAAATGGAACGCGCAATGGATGCAAAACCCAACAGCAGAAAGTGGTTCTATAGTAAAAAGAGAATGGTGGCAGACATGGGAAAAAGAAGGAATACCAACCTGTGATTGTATTATACAAAGCTACGATACAGCTTTTAGTGCAAAAGAAACTGCTGACTATTCTGCGATTACTACATGGGGTATTTTTGACCCTGAGGACGGCAGTGAAAGTGCGATTGTCTTACTGGATGCAAGCAGGCATAGAGTAGATTTTCCTGAGCTAAAAAACATAGCATTAGAGGAATATAAGTATTGGGAGCCTGATATTGTACTAATTGAAGCAAAAGCAAGTGGTACGCCACTTACACAAGAGCTTAGAAAAATAGGAATACCAGTACAAGCTTACTCACCAAGTAGAGGTCAGGACAAGGTTGCAAGAATGAACTCTATTGCACCTATGTTTGAAAGTGGTATGGTATATGCTACAGAAGACGCTTTTGCAGAAGAGGTCATTGAAGAGCTTGCAGCTTTTCCGTTTGGTGAAAATGATGACTTCTGCGATTCTACCACTATGGCTTTAATGAGAATTAGACAAGGTGGATTAGTAGATTTGAATACTGATTATAGGGATGATATGTCAATGGATAGAAAGGCATTATCATATTATTAATTTTATGGATATAATAATAAATTATGGCAATAGATAGACAACTAGGAACAGAAAACAATCCTGACGTAATAGACCAAAGCAAGTCTGTTAATGTGCCTGTGGATGAGTTTGCTGTAAATGCACCCGAACCAACATTTGATGAGCAGATGATTGACGCAATGGAAATAACCATAGGTGAAGATGCAATATCTTTTGACGAGCCAATGGAAGAAGCTCAGGAAGAAATACCTTTTGATGCTAATTTGGTTGAATATTTAGATGATTCTACCTTAGGCTCACTTTCTTCAAGACTTATCTCTTCGGTTGAAAATGATAAAGAATCAAGAAAAGAATGGGAAAAGACATACACTGACGGTCTCAAATACCTTGGAATGAGGTTTGATGAGCAAAGAAGTCAGCCATTTGAAGGCTCAAGCGGTGTCATACATCCAATATTATCTGAAGCAGTAACACAGTTTCAAGCACAAGCTTACAAAGAGTTATTACCTGCTCAGGGACCAATAAAGACACAAATAATAGGTCGCAGAGATACAGAAACAGAAATGCAGTCAGAAAGAGTATGTGAATTTATGAATTACTACATCATGAATGAAATGCCTGAGTACGACCCTGACTTAGACCAATTGTTGTTCTATCTACCGTTATCAGGTAGTGCTTTTAAGAAAGTATATTACGATGCAGCTAAAAACAGACCTATGTCAAAGTTCATTCCTGCAGAAGATTTACTTGTACCTTATAACGCAACAGATTTGTTATCAGCAGAAAGAGTTACTCATGTAGTGTCTATGAGCAACAATGAAGTGCGAAAAATGCAATTGTCAGGATTTTATGCAGACGTTGAGCTAAACGACAATGAAACCATTGTAAGAGATAATATAGACAAAGAAATAGATAAAATACAAGGTGTTGAGCCTGACTTTAGTGATGACGAGCAAAGAAGATTATATGAAATACACACTGTCGCAGAGATTGAAGGGTTTGAGGATGTGGATGACATGGGTGAGCCAACTGGCTTAAAAATACCGTATATCATTACTATAGACGACTCATCACAACAAATATTATCCATAAGAAGAAACTATGTACCTGAAGATGTATATAGAAATAAAATAAATTATTTTGTGCAATACAAATTCTTACCGGGACTTGGTTTTTATGGATTAGGTTTATCACACATGATTGGCGGTTTATCCAAAGCCTCTACATCAATATTAAGACAATTAATAGATGCCGGTACTCTAAGCAATCTACCTGCAGGTTTTAAAGCAAGAGGCATAAGAATTAGAGATGAAGCCTCGCCACTGCAGCCGGGAGAGTTTAGAGATGTAGATGCACCCGGCGGAGCATTAAGAGATTCTTTAATGCCATTACCTTACAAAGAGCCAAGCAGTGTGTTATTTAGCCTACTTGGCTTACTGGTTGATTCAGGCAAAAGATTTGCAGCTATAGCTGATATGAATATTGGTGATAGTAATGCAGCAATGCCTGTAGGCACAACAGTAGCGCTTTTAGAAAAAGGCACCAAGGTAATGAGTGCTATACACAAAAGACTGCACTATGCACAAAAAAATGAATTCAAAATTTTAGCTAGAATATTTCAAGAATATTTGCCACCTGTATATCCATACGAAACAGGAAGCGGCTCTAAGGAAGTTAAAGTACAAGATTTTGATAATAGAGTAGACGTAATACCAGTATCAGACCCTAATATTTTCTCTATGAGTCAAAGAGTTATTATGGCTCAAGAGCTATTAACAATGGTGCAATCAAACCCGGAACTACATGGACCGCAAGGCATATACGAGGCTTACAGAAGAATGTATGCAGCATTAGGCGTAGATAATATAGAAACATTGCTTATGCCGCCTGCTGACAATACACCAAAGCCTGTTGATGCAGGTATAGAAAACAGTGGATTATTACAAGGAATACCACAACAAGCTTTTCCTGAACAGAATCATGAAGCGCATGTAGAGGCGCATAAGACATTGTTTTTGACACAAGCTGTCATGATGAACCCACAACTGCAATCTGTGATTATTGCTCATGTTATGCAGCATTTACAGTTTATGGCTAACCAAATGGCTGAACAGCAAATGCCACCTGAAACACAACAACAAATTCAGGGCATGATGCAACAAGCACAACAGGCAGACCCACAAACACAGGCAGGCATGCAGCAACAAATACAAGGTATTATTGAAGGGTTAAGCTCTCCAATACTTGCACAATTATCAAATGAATTTTTAACTTCAGTACAGCCGCCACAGCAAGACGACCCACTTGTGGCAATAAGACAACAAGAGTTAGGATTGCGTGATAAAGAGATTGAAATGAAGAATCAACAGTTTATGGCTAAAGAACAACAAGATGCTATGGAAAGTGGTAATGAAATTCAATTACAACAACAAAAAGCTGACCAACAAGCTTTAATTGGTAATGAAAAAAATGACATTGCTAAGCAAAGGCTACAACAACAAGCTGAGTTAAAACTAATAGACTTACAAGCGAGGATGAATAAATGACAAGTTCAATAAACGAAAAAATAGTACAACAAATTAAACAAAAGAAAGCTGAAAACAAAGCATTAGATGAAGTTACACCAATAGTAGAAAAGGTTGAAAGAGCTAGAGATGACAGTGGTCATTACATAGCAGATGACCTATCAACTCCTGATGTAAATGAAGCATGGGAGGGTGGTAAAGCACCTAAAAAGAAAGCTAAAAAGACTGTAGCTAAAAAGAAAACAGTTGCTAAGAAAAAAACAGTAGCCAAAAAGACTACTAAAAAAACTAAATAAGGAGTAACACATGAAAGCAAAAACTTCCATAACAATAAAAGGTCAAGGAAGCATTGCCTTGTCACAACCAAAAAAGGTAAAGGTGGATAAAACACACAAACCCGGTTATGGCAAAGGAGTAAGCAGAGGTAAAGGAGCTGCTTTAAGAGGCAATAAGTTCAACGGCATTTTTTAAAATATGGACAGGTATGATTTTATTCATGCAGTCCGTAAGGATTTGAGTGAAAGAGAGGAACAAATCAAAGATATCTTAATGTCAGGTGGCATAAAAGATATGGAAAAATATCAATTTTTAATGGGTGAAATATCTGCATTATCCTATATTCATGATAAGATAAAGGAACACTTACATGAAAAAGGAGATTTCAATGAATAGTGATGTAGAAAAAAAAGTTGAAGACAAAGAACAAGAAGAAACTATTAACCTAGATAAAGCTTTTGTAGAAGAGGACGACAGAGTTTTAGACCCTAGCTTATTGGATAAAAGTATTCTTGAAAGGATGCCTCAGCCTACTGGTTGGCGCATGTTGGTACTTCCGTATAAAGGTAAAGGAGTATCAGAAGGTGGAATCCAGTTGGTCAAGGAAACCATTGATAGAGAAACCCTAGCAACTGTTGTTGCCTATGTAGTAGCCATGGGTCCTGATTGTTATAAAGACACAAAAAGGTTTGCAAAACCTTGGTGTGAACAAGGACAGTGGATATTAATTGGCAGATATGCAGGCTCTAGGTTTAGGTTGGCTGATGAAAGCGAAGTCAGAATTTTAAATGATGATGAAGTTATAGCCACTATTTTGAACCCTGATGACATTGTTTCAGTATAAGGAGAATATATATGAACGACATAAATAATGAAAATCAAGTAGAAACAGAAGAACTTATTGTAGATGTAGAAGATACGCCTATCAATGAAGAATCTGTTATTGAAACCGACTCAGGCGGTGACGATGAGCTTGATAAATACACTAAAGGTGTATCAAAAAGAATTAATAAGCTAAACGACAAGATAAGAGAAGCTGAGATGAGAGCAAGCGAAGCTGAATCAAAGTATAAAAACTTATCTAGCGAATATGCCACGGTAAAGAGTAGAGCCAGTGTTTTAGACAAAAGCTACACTGAAGAATATGAAAATCGTGTTAAGTCGCAAAGACAGCAGGCTGAAGATTTATATAGAAAAGCTAGAGAAACTAATGACCCCGACCTTGAGGTTAAAAGTGTAGAGCTTCTTAATAAAGTATCTTTAGAAGAAGAAAGAGTGAGATTGGCTAAAGTACAACTACAAAACCAAGAAGAGCAAAGTTTTAGAAATCAGCCGCAAAGTGTACAAAATACGCAACAACCAGTGTATGATAAACCTAAGCCTGATTCAAAAGCAGTTGAATGGCAAAAAAATAATGACTGGTTCCAACAGGATAGAGTCAAAACATACACTGCAATGGGTATTCATGAGGACTTAATAAACGAAGGTTTTGACGGTCATGACAATGATTATTACGAAGAATTAGACAAAAGACTTACAAAGGTTTATCCTGATTTAAGGAAAAAACCTGAAGGCGTATCAAAAGATACCAACTCAACTGTGCAAAGAGTTGCTTCTGCTTCCTCCGGAAGTCGCCAAGGAACACAAGGGAAGAGAAGCGGTATTAAGATTAATTCTAACCATGCTTCCGTAAAGAGCAACTTGAAACCTTACGGTATGTCACAAGAAGAGTGGCTGAAAAGAGTAGGTAAAGAAATAGTTAAAATTGAAGGAGTAAAATAATGGATTTAGATGCAATTGAAAATACAACACGCCAATCTCGTGATGACGAGCAACACGATAAAAACGCTAGAAGAAAACCATGGCAGCCTGCGAGGAT